AAAACTGCGTGTCTCTAATTCGGTCATACTAGACCTTCCTTTTCTCTTACTTCATCGACAGTCATAAATCCTGCCCTCAATGCGGTTTCCCACATGTTGAAACGATTAGCCATATCGGCTTTGAATAACCCCTCAAAGTTGAACTCAGTTCTGGTGCCACGTGGCAAACATTCTGAGATAGCGTCCGAGATAGCATCGGTGTAAGCCATAAGTGTGTGGCGGTAGAATGTTTGCTGTTCATCAACCAAGTTGGTGTAAGTGTCACTAGATCCATCAACACCGGTTAGCAATAGTCTGGCTGGAACACCGAACAGTCTGGCAATAGCCTGAACCTGTTGAATCTGGACATCGGTGAACATGGCATCTTTAGGGTTTAGTTGAACTGTCTGCCATTCGAACCCTTGACCCAAAACTGCGACTTTACGTTCAGCCTGTTTAGAGTGCCATCTCTCAGTTATCTCGTTAGCGTCCTCTGGCCCGATGGGTTTATCGGTTTTTAGAATACCTGTTGGAATACCTGCTTGACCGAACCAAGTGGCGGCGAACTGTCTTAGATCTAGTGCAGCTGCAATGTCTTTTTGGCAAGCGTCAATAGGTCCAAGCCCACGTAAGTAACCTGCCTGGCTAAACAATTTCAGATGCTGAATGTCTGTGGTGGTGGTTGCGGTTGGAGTGTCCTGGTTCACCTGATAGTCGTAATACTTGACACCTTTGTCCATGCGAATTGTGACCGAGGATGATGGAATCAAAGTTAGGTTATTGACCTGACCCTTAGAATCGTAAGACTTTAGCCAGAACGCGTTACCATCCAGAGCCAATGAAACTACAGTCTGAAATAGGAAGTCGCGTTTAGTTTGCGAATAGTCTGGTTTATTTACCAGAATCGGGTTCTCAATTGGAACCTCAATACCGGTCGCATACCTAAAAGTCCTCATAGGCATCTTAGAGATAGGCGTGGCTATGATCTGAATAGCACGATACACAGCTGTAAGAGTTAGGGCCTGATTACCTGATACACCATAGTCGGAACGGGTAGGCCAAATTGGAGTTACAGAGCGTTGCTCTATATCTCTACCGAAAAGGCGTTGCCAAATGCTTGCCATACAGTAAGAACGTATAGCACACTAACGACAAAGTCAAAAAACTTGTATTCCAAAATCCTGGTGTGTCGCGGAAACATACAAGGCCATAACAGTTGCCATTAGAGCGTCAATGTCACCCAAAGATTCACGTCTTGAAATCAACCAAGTTTCACCTGTGTATTTAGCTATGCCTTTAGGTGACTGAATTACAAGTAATGGATCACTACGATGCTTTACCACTCCAGAACTAAACATGGCATAGACAGTTGAACAGGCAGCCGAAATCTCTTTAGTCCACAAAGGCCAGACAGGTAATCCATCAGTCTTTAGACGTTTCACGAGGTTAGTCATCTGGCGGTCATCTATCGCAATAGCAGTAATGCCTCCGCGGTCAAATAGTTGATGAATCTTGGAGTAAAGTTGCTGTTCGGTAGCACCTGCAAAACCTGCAACCAATTCAGTTTCGAATGTTCCATCTTCACACTTACGAGCTGCAGCAATAGTGGCATACTCCCAATTCTTAGTTCGGTCCACAGCGAGGACAACGCCCTCTTGCTTAGTGATACCATCACCAGCTGCTTTAGCAAACAGTTCGCCAGGAATCCACGACTGAGCGGAACCAGCAATAAAGTTATTTAGCCGGTAACGTCTAGCCTCATGTTCAGGAATGCTCCGAATGTCTGAGAGCACAGTGTTCAAATCTAATCTGCCAGCGTCAATACTTGGATTAGCACACTTCAACCCGACAGGACTATCTATTGCTGAACCTTGTGGAGCCTCCCACAAAAAGAACCCGAACCGCTCTAACTCTGGGTCACCATTAGCCGCTTGCATACCCAACTTATAGAGATCCAATAATGTTTCAGATGTTTCATCGCCAGCGGTAGTAATCCCAATAACCATTCCATCTTTACGTTGAGCAGTACCTAATACTGCAGCGGACCACATTCCACGTTTAGCAATATGCAACTCGTCAAACAAACACAAGCTCATTGGAATACCCTGTAGTGCAGATTCTTTAGCAGCCTTGACGTCATACCTGGCAGAACCATCAGCGGTCACGATACCGCGTTGCTCAGTTGCCTTTTTGAATCTCTTTTTCAGATACTCGTTATTTTGGATCGTGTAGAGCACTCGACTATAAATAATTCTTGCCTGTTCAGTCGAACTAGCGATAGAGATAACCTGAGCACCTTGCTGATGTAATAACAGTCCATAGACACCGAGAATTGCTCCGAGTAAAGACTTACCATTCTGTCGGCCCATCGAAACCACTATCTGCCGATACCGGAGTTGTCCAGGATACTTAGGATGCGTGTTAGGGTAACGTTCCAGCATTCGCCGAATCAACCACTTCTGCCACTCATCAAGTTCAATGCCATCTGGGGATTCAGGGGACTTCCAAGCAACCTTTACAAGCTCGATGACCTTATCGCCATCCGTGAACATGTTGACCTGCAAAGGCTTGGTATAAACACTTGGAACTCGCAAGCCCTTTTTGACAATTCTGGAATTGTTAGACATTAGCGTTTGAGTAGAGCCTCTAGTGGATCGTGTTGGCCTTTATCGCCGAGTGTCCGCTTGAGTTCTAAGTAAGTCTTGCGTAATTCAGCTGCAGTTGAAGTGTTTGCCTTTTTGTCAAAGTCTCTGGCCAGTGCCAGGCACAACTCAGAAAGTATTCTCTGGTCTAACGTCAGTTCGACTGTGGCCAACCATTCTTTGAACTTATCCTCTAACATAATCTGCCTCTCTACTTGGATAATTTGCCGGTTCGGTAACAACCTGCCGACTTGCGTGGGATGAAACGCTACCCATAGAAAAAACCCTACCACCTAGGACAAGAGATGATAGGGCTATTCTGTGGCTCATCTATTCATTGCTATTGCCACCGGTCACTCGTGAAAGCGACACGCTCCATAACTCTATCAGACTTATACCCATTACATCTACGACACATTGACTGCAAGTTGCTTATGTCATGGTTGGGTGGGTCTGATGGGATGATGTGATCTATTGTCCAGTCGTTGCCCTCTAGGTCTTTGTTGCAGCGTACACATACAGGGTCTAGGACTGTCTTGGCGTATGCTCTAGCTTTGACCCATTCAGGACTGCTATGCCAGTCAGCCATTGCGGTTCTCGTAACATGCTGGGCAACAGAAGTCTTGTAGTTGAGGACATTCGCAGTTCTCTATGATTAGTGAATCGCATTCACATACTGGTTCTGGCTTGTCTACCATGGATGGTCTACACAGTCGCAGGGAACTGCCTTTTCGGCATCTACATCGACACGCTTGTATGCAACTTCAGTACCATCACAGATTTCACATTTATCTGCTTGGCATTCAGCTGTAGTGCAACAGTTGCATTCTGGTTCTGGGTTACTCATTTGGTTGCTCCGGTTTCCTAATTGCCAATGCTGAGTTTAGCTGTCTCAGTCTAATCAACATGATCTCTATTGCATCTCGGTAACCCCTGGAGTATTCGGTGTTCGGCTCCTCGTCCCCTTTGAGGTTATGGATTAGATGCTCCACGTTAGTAATAGTCAAGGTGGTTATAGCTGTGGCGTGATGCTCCAGGAGCCTGGTCATTTCTCTGTCATTTAGTGACATTTATTGCCTCGATTTCTTTGATGATTTCCTCGATGAATCTAACCTTGTGGCTAAAGTATGTTGCTCCGCCGATTAGTGACTGTTGGAAATACATGTTCTTTTTGGTGGTTAGGTTGTCGATGATGCTTGCGACTAGCTTGTCTTTTTCATGGTTTGCCTTGAACCTGAGTAAGTCCTGTAGGAAGTCTCTGGTCATGACTAGACGTGATCCATGGATGCATTTACATGTAGTCATTGGCACGTTTTCACTAGTTGTTGGGTTGCTCACAGTTTTCTATTGCCTCTCTCTCGAATTGGTATTTGCTCCAACAGTTTTCAAGCTGCTGCTGATACAGGACGGCCCAGAGTATTCCGATGATGATTCCGATACCGAGTGCCAGGTTGATTAGGAATGCAACTTGCTCACGCTTGGTTAGGTGGTTCATGTTTCCCCTCTTGGTTGGCGTAAGCGATGATGTCTGTTAGTAGTGAACAGTTATCATGTTTGCATGCACCGGTGTCGTTGTATTCGAGGCATCTTTGGCCTTTGATGTATGTAACGATTTTGGTGGTGGCTGTGTCCATGCCTAAACGAAACGCTGTGTTTGCGATGATGGCTGCTTTTTCAGCGATGTCGAGTGACTGGGCTCTGGTGAATGGTTTAGTCATTTGCTGGTAACTCCGATACTTTGTTGATAAGGGATTCTACAGTTGCGTGGCCTGATGATCCTTTGCGGTGTTTCTCAAGCTCTGTTTGTAGGATGTGCAGGACTCTGAATCTCATGTATTCGTTGCCCTCCTCGTAGAGTTTGTTGGCTGTTTCGGCTGATACTTTTAGTTCTGACATTTAGATC